CTAAGGGCCTTCAAATATTCAACAGGTCCAAGATTTTTAGCGGTGGTGGAAAATGAACCAAAGGTCCAGGAAATCAAAGTACAGGAAGTCGCGTAGCATGTATAGATCCGGCTTGGAAAAAACATTTGCAACAGTGGTTCCCAAAGGAGCATTTAAATATGAACCTTTTGATGTACCCTACGTTGTTTATCGTAAGTACAAGCCTGATTTTGTACACACCAGCGGCATAATGATTGAGTGTAAAGGATATTTTAGAGCAGGGGATACACTTAAGTACAAATCCATCAGGGACACAGTTGAGGCTGAACTGATATTTGTACTGAGTGATCCCAATAAAAAAGTAAGAAAAGGATCTAAAATGACTATGGCTCAGTGGTGTGATAAGGAGAAGTTCAAATATTTCTCCGTTAGTGAGGTGGAGGAATTAATGAAATATGTACACTCTAGATGAATTGCGCGAAAAAGTTTTACAACGGTTTGAAGTTGATGATATACTAATGTTACTGGATATAAATGCAGAAGAGTTAGTGGATCGCTTTGAAGATAAATTTATTGACCGTATGGATGACATACAAAAAGAAATGGAGGATTTAGAGTCATGAATGATGAAGATGATATTGATGTTTGTATCGAGGATTTTGATGAGTTAGTGGACAGAGATACATTACCCGACAAATACCAAAACGGTTATTGGGAGTAAATTATGGTCAATAACAGATTAGAAGAAGTTCGTCAGCAAGTAAAAACTTATCACAAACAATATCCCGAAGTATGGGAGCTTTTTGTACAGTTTACTTTTGACATGATTGACAAAGGCTTTAAAAATTACGCTGTAAGCGGCATATTTGAGAGAATAAGGTGGGAAAAGGACATGGGTGGAGATGGATTGACCATGTTTAAAATTAATAATAATTACAAACCTTTTTATGCTAGAGATTTTATGAAGATGTATCCTGAACATGACGGTTTTTTTCGCACAAGAAAACAAACATCAGAAGATAAAGAGCCAACAAACAAACCTGAAATTAGACCTATGGATATAGGAGTAAATTATGCAATTTCATAATAAAATAGCATTAGGTGTCGTAGCGGTTCTATTATGTTTATGGTATGTATCATTAATGGATTACAGCAGTAAAGTCTTATGAGCATAAATAATGCTACACCTCAAGAGTGGGACAAAGCATTTCGAGGACCGGATAAAAAAGAGGATTGTTTAATGTCTGCACAGAAATCTAAAACTATTACTGGATCTTTGTATCATCCGTCCGACAGTGCGTTGGACAACACTATGTTTCCAAAGGAAAACCAGGAAGACAATGTAAATCATCCACCACATTACAATAAAGGTGGACTTGAAGCTATTGAGTACATAAAACAACAACTAGGTGACGGGTTTTCAGATTACCTTGAGGGCAATGTAACTAAGTACCTCCATAGGTATAAATATAAAAATGGTATTGAGGATCTTAAGAAGGCCGAATGGTACTTAAAAAAACTAATTGAGGAGAATACATTTAACTATGGATAGCTATCAACAGTACATACACAAGAGCCGTTACGCCCGTTATATACCTACTGAAACCCGTAGGGAAACATGGGACGAAACGATAGACAGGTACATGGGTTTCTGGAAAAAAAGAGGAGTTAAATTTAAAACAGGGGAAGCGGAAGAGTTAAGAAAAGCTATTTATGATATGGACGTAATGCCTTCCATGAGGGCTTTAATGACCGCTGGTGATGCGTTGGACAGAGACAATGTAGCAGGGTTTAATTGTTCCTACATTACCATAGATAGCCCTAGAGCCTTTGACGAGATGATGTACATACTAATGTGTGGCACAGGAGTAGGGTTTAGTGTGGAACGTCAGTACATTAATAAACTGCCTGAAGTAGCGGAGGATTTCCATGACACCGACACTATCATACACGTTGCAGACTCAAAAATTGGATGGGCGAAATCGTACAGGGAACTGGTGTCGTTGTTGTATTCAGGTCAATTACCCAAATGGGACATCAGTGGAATTAGACCTTCGGGTTCCCCGCTCAAAACATTTGGAGGCAGAGCGTCTGGTCCTGAGCCGCTTGTTGACTTGTTCAACTTTACCGTGGCAGTATTTAAAGGATCGTCTGGAAGAAAACTTACGTCCCTTGAATGCCACGATCTTTGCTGTAAAATTGCACAAGTTGTCGTTGTCGGAGGAGTCAGGAGATCAGCCCTTATCAGTTTAAGTAATTTAACTGACGATAGAATCCGTAGAGCTAAACATGGACAGTGGTGGGTCGATGAACCACAAAGAGGTTTATCTAATAACTCAGCCTGTTATACTGAAAAGCCCGATTTTGGTGCATTTTTAAATGAATGGGGGAGTTTGTATGAATCAAGAGCAGGAGAGCGTGGAATCTTTAGCCGTGTGGCAAGCCAGAAGCAAGCTGCAAGAAATGGTCGAAGAGATGCTGAATGGGATTTCGGGACTAATCCCTGTTCGGAAATCATCCTCAGACCCAATCAGTTTTGTAACTTATCCGAAGTCGTTGTTAGGGAAGGAGATACATTTCAAAGTCTCAAACAAAAAGTACGTTATGCAACTATCCTTGGAACTCTCCAAGCAACCCTTACAGACTTTAGATACTTAAGAAAAGTATGGCAAAACAATACTCAGGAAGAAGCACTATTAGGGGTGTCCTTAACTGGTATTCTTGATAGCTCTTTAATGAACTTAAAAAATAAAAACTTACCTACGGTGCTGCAAGCATTAAAGGATGAAGCTATTGAAACTAACAAAGCATGGTCTAAACGTCTAGGTATTGCACAGTCAGCGGCTATAACCTGTGTTAAGCCCAGTGGTACTGTATCCCAGTTAGTGGACAGTGCCAGTGGTATTCATCCACGGTACAGTCAGTATTACATCAGGAGAGTCAGGGCTGACATGAGAGATCCTTTGTGTAACGTCCTGGAGGACGCTGGAGTGCCTTCTGAGGTGGATGTAACGTCACCCTCTACCAAGGTATTCAGTTTCCCTAAAAAGTCTCCTAAGGACGCTGTGTTGGCTTCTGAGCAAAAAGGAATGGACCAGTTAGAACTATGGTCTATTTATCAGGAGCATTGGTGTGAACACAAACCTAGCATTACTGTGTACTACAGGGACGATGAGTTCTTAGGTATAGGAGATTGGGTGTTTAATAACTTTGATACTGTCTCAGGTATTTCCTTTTTACCTTATTCAGATCATACCTATGAGCAAGCACCTTATGAACAAATAACCAAGGAGCAGTACACTAAGATGACTAAGGGATTTCCTACTGAATTTAAGTGGGACATAACTGAAGAAACTGATACTACTGAAGGAGCACAGACATTAGCCTGTGTTGGGGGAGCTTGTGAGCTATAGCGATAAAGTTTTAGATCATTATGATAACCCTAGAAACGTAGGGAAACTTGATGAGAAGGACAAAGCTGTAGGAACTGGCATGGTTGGTGCACCTGCCTGTGGTGATGTAATGAAACTACAGATTAAGGTGAATGACGAGGGGGTAATAGAGGATGCCAAGTTTAAAACTTATGGCTGTGGTTCCGCTATTGCCTCCAGTTCATTATTAACGGAATGGGTCAAAGGTAAAAAACTCAGTGAAGCAGAGGACATTAAAAACTCTGAGATTGCAAAAGAGCTTTCTTTACCACCCGTTAAAATTCATTGTAGTGTATTAGCTGAAGACGCTATTAAGGCGGCTGTAGCTGATCTCAGGAGGAAACAAAATGACACTTAAGCAAATCAATGGTGGTAAGCCCTGTTTTAAGGAGGAAGTCATAGAGAACATAACTCAGACCTGTATGTACCAACTGGACAGGCATAGGCTTAACATTCAGGTACTGACGGAAAGCCCTAGTGGTACAGCGGATCATCCGTCAGTAGTGGAGTCAGTGGAAGCTGAAATTAAACAAATGGCTAAACTTATGGGTGTTATGGGAGCTATAGCCTATTTGAATAACGGAGGGATTGTGGAGTTTGAAGCTGAGTAGTTAAACCATAGCTCTTGTTGTATTAGCCCTTCTTAATTTTTCAAAGGCTTCCGGATTAGCTTGTGCAAAACGCTCTAAGTTTCCAGATTTTTCAAGTTTTGCCCAAGCTCTTTTTTGTTTACTTGTGTCTTTAGAATACGCTGTTTTATCATCAACAGTATCGTCTATAAAAAATCCAGGAGCAACTTGATTAACAATACTGTCTAAAACAATTCCTAATTTTTTAGCTAGTTCTTCTCCTTCCGCTGTTATTTTTCCTTGCTTATCGTACAATGGACCTTTTAATTTATCAGAAAAAGAAGGAAAAGAAGGCTCTTTAAAACGTAAAGACCAACCAGGATTTAAAATAAAGTCAACCATTTTATTACTTTTTCGTATTCCTACAACATTAGTAACGGAATAAAAAGCTGCTGTTAATGCAGCACCTCTTCCTGCAACTTCTTCAGGTTTCTTTTTAACTCCTGTA